GAAGGGCAAAGACAAATCTGTCAATGTCTATTGTCTTACTGCTTGAAAGGGCGCGACATGACTGAAGAAAACTGGGAAGGCACTTATAACGCCGCAATGGACAGCGTGAACCTGCTGAACAACGGCCAGCCAGAGGGCGACAGCGCCGAAGACTGGGCCGGCACCGTGCAGCGCAACGTCGACCACCTGTCGATCATCGTGGCAAAAGACTGGCCCACAGGCTTTGACCTGAAGCCGTTCAACGACGCCATCGCTGCCAATGCTTAAAGTCCCTGCGTCCGTCGGTGAGGTTTTAGATAAAATCTCGATTTTGCAGATCAAGTCTGAGCGCCTCACCGACGGACGCAAACTGGCCAATGTCCACAAGGAGCTGGCCGAGCTACTTATTGCGGCAGAGCATCATCGCTTCTCTGACATGGAGGCGAGTCTCAAGACCGTGAACGAGGCGCTGTGGGACATTGAGGACCGCATCCGCGTAAAAGAAAAGCTGGGGGAGTTTGACGATGAGTTCGTCCAGCTTGCCCGTGCAGTCTACATCACCAACGACCGGCGCGCCGAGATCAAGCGACAGATCAACGACGCCAGCGGATCGGCTTTGACGGAGGAGAAATCTTATGCCTAAGAACGTGACCGTGGTCGTGAGCGGCGGCTTTGACCCGTTGCACTCTGGGCATGTGGCCTACCTGACGGCAGCCGCGCGGCTGGGCAACAGACTGATCGTTGGGGTTAATTCCGACGCTTGGCTTATCATCAAAAAGAGCCAAGCCTTCATGCCGCTGCAGGAGCGGCTCGCGCTTATTCGTGCGCTCCGCTGCGTGGACGAGGCTGTATCGTTTGATGATACAGACGGCACGGCGGTCAAGCTGATTGAGTCCGTGAAAGCCATGTACCCCAAGGACGCGATTGTTTTTGCCAACGGCGGCGACCGCACAAGCGAGAATATACCTGAGATGGCCGTTGCGGGCGTGTCCTTTGTCTTCGGCGTGGGCGGCACGGACAAGAAGAACTCATCCTCTTGGATACTGCAAGACTGGCGCGCGCCGCGGACCGAGCGGCTGTGGGGCCATTACCGCGTTCTGCATGAAGCGCCCGGTGTCAAGGTCAAAGAACTGGTGGTCGAGCCGGGCATGTCGCTCAGCCTTCAACGGCACGCGGACCGCGCCGAGCACTGGCATGTGGCCGAGGGAAAAGCTGCGGCACGCGTGGGCAACAGCACACACATTTTGGGCGAACATGGCACCGTTGAAATCCCGCAGGGTGCGTGGCACCATCTTTCCAACCCGACCGACAGCCTATTGCGCCTCATCGAAATCCAGTATGGCGCTCGGTGCGAGGAAGACGATATCGAGCGGGCATCCACGGGGACGCCTGCCGCGCAGCAGCTTGACGCCGAATGCGGGAGATAAAACGTGCTGACCAAACTCCAGTTCCAGCCCGGCATAAACCGCGAGGTCACGCCTTATTCGAATGAGGGCGGCTGGGTTGACGGCGACAAGATCAGGTTTCGCGCAGGGTTTCCTGAAACGATTGGCGGGTGGCAGAAGGCGTCGACCGTGCAGTTTGAGGGCGTGTGCCGCGCGCTTATCAACTGGACTACCCTGACAGGAACAAACCTTGTCGGGGTCGGCACGCACTTGAAATACTACATCGAGTACGGTCAGGGGTACTACGACGTCACCCCCCTCCGCCGCACGGCGACGGCTGGGGCCGTTACGTTTGCCGCGGTCAACGGCTTCCGTTTAGTGTCGTCTGGCCCACCAAACCGTAGGAGTGACCTATGCTAGGTTTTAGCCCCCTCGCCTCTGCACCCCTTGCCTCGCTTCCAGATTTTGGGGTCAAGGTTTCCGGTGTTGCCGGGCAGGGGTTTGTTGGGTCGGTACTCGTTAGGCTTCCCGCAGTTGTACCAGTAACAGGTCTATCAGGCGCGACATCGGTGGGTACTCTTACCGTCACCGAGGGTACGGGCGTCACTCCAGTTCTTTCTGGTCTATCGGCTACGGCCGTACTTGGCACGGCGACGCCTACAGCGGGTGCTACTACTGCCCTTGTAGGGGTGCTCGGCACGGGTACCGTCGGCACTGTGACCACTTCTATCCGTGTCGCTGTTACAGTAACGGGCAACACATCTACAGGTGAAGTGGGTGTCACAGCCGTTGTCGGGGGTACAGGCGTCACGGCTTCTGTATCGGGAGTGGCTTCTAGCGGCGAACTTGGTGACGCAACAGTATCTGGTGCGGCGACCGCTACACTTACAGGCGCAGCTGCAAACACGTTCGTAGGTCAAGCCGCAATCGTAGCTGCAGCTACAGCGTTCCTAAGTGGAGTGGTTGCCACGGCGGCAGTGGGGGATGTAACTGTTACCGAAGGGGCCGGGGTACGTGTAGACCCAACCGGCCTTGTCGCCAATGGGCTTGTTGGAGACGTCACTTATGTGTATAACCAGATAGTGAACGTCACCGGCGTGCAGGGCACGGGGTTGGTCGGCAAGATCAACATCTGGGACGAAATAAACGATTCACAAACGCCCTTCTGGGTAGAAATTCCTACGTAGAGGTCCCTGATGGCAAGCACATTCTCTAACCTCAAGATCGAACTCATAGGTGACGGCGAACAAGTTAGTGTGTGGGGGGCCACCACTAACAACAACTTAGAAGCTATTGAGCAGGCAGTCGGTGGGTACGCGGACGTAGATTTTGCGACCGACGCGGACAAAACATTAACCTACGTGGACAGTAACGCTGCACAGCCGTTTCGGGCCCTATACTTTAACGTGACATCTACCGGATCGCTTACAGCTACACGCAAGCTAATTCTGCCCGCAGTGCAGAAGATGTATATTGTAAAGAACGCCACGACCGGCGGGCAGACTATTACAGTAGAAATTAGCGGGGGTACGGGTGTCGATATCCCCAACGGTGAAACCTACATCATCTACGCTGACGGCACTGACGTTGTCTACGCCGCGCCGGGGCTGTTCTACTTCGATGAGATCAAAGTTCTATCCGCACCCAACGCCACGGTGCCGGTCATTGCGTTGAAGGCAGAAGGCGCGGAAACCAACATAGATGTGGCAATCGTACCCAAAGGCACCGGTGCCCTGACGGCTGATGTGGCTGACAATACCTCTGCGGGGGGCAACAAACGCGGCGCTGGCGCGGTGGATTTGCAAACTTCTCGGGTGGCTGCGTCTGACGTCGCCGCGGCACCAGCATCGACGATCTCCGGAGGTTCCGATAACTCCGTCTCCGCGACCGCTAATAGTGCCGTTGTTGCGGGTGGCGCGACGAACCAAGCCAACGCCGTCGCTTCTGTGGTATCAGGAGGTAGCACAAACAACGTTGCCGCTACGGCGCTGTACAGCGCCGTTTCGGGCGGTAGAGATAACAGTACGCAAGCACAGTACACCGTCGTGGGTGGGGGGCGCGATAATGCGATCGAGGCTAACGCCGACTATTCTATTGTGTCGGGTGGATACCGGGCTGTAGCTGCGCGGTACGGGCAGGAGGTTATCGCCTCCGGTGCGTTTGCCACCGCTGACGGGACGGCCCAACTCTCCCGCCAAGTGCTCCGTGCAGAAACATCTGGCAACGCTATTACCCGCCTTACTTCTGATGGATCGGGAACCGCTAACGCCTACAACGTGGTAAACCTACCCGCCAACGCCTTGTATGCCGTGCACGCTATTCTCGGGGCTAAAGATACAAACCCAGCGGTTGCCGATTCCCGCATGTGGGAAATTAAAGCGCTACTTAAGCGGGGTACGCTCGCGTCGTCTACTGAACTTGTGGGCACAGCAACCATTACCAACATTGCCGAAGATGCCGGTGCGTCCGGGTGGGTCGTAGCCGTAACCGCCGACACCACGAACGGGGCTGTGTCCATAACAGTTACCGGGGCGGTAGCCACGACAATTCGTTGGGTTTGCAGCGTGTCTACTACTGAACTGGGTAATGGGTGATTACAGTGACCGACGACGCGCGCTTGGAGAGAATGGAAAAGAAGTTGGACACGCTGTCTGAGGCGGTTGTGTCGCTGGCGCGCATGGAAGAGCGTATGATTACGCTGTTCAAGCGCATGGATAAATACGATGATGTGCAGACCGGGGTGGTCGACCGGGTCGAGAAAGTAGAGAAGATTACCGTGCAGCGCGGGGTCGTCTTCCACATGCTAGACAAGTTATTCTGGGTCGCTGTTGGTGCAGGCGTGGCCCTCGTAGTAAAGCTAGGGGGGCAGTGATGCGCGATATAGATGAGATCATTATCCACTGCACCGCCACCCGACCCGAGTGGTGGAAAACCAGAACCACTAACCAGAAAGTCGCCGAGGTGCGTCGCTGGCATGTCGAAGAAAACGGTTGGGCAGATATTGGCTACGCCACCCTTATTGACCGGAACGGCAGCCGTGCCGCGGGGCGCGACCTCAACAACGATGGAGATACCTTCGATGACATCGGAGCGCACACCAAGGGCCGCAACTCGCGGTCTATCGGCATTGCACTGTTTGGTGGGCATGGTTCGGCGGCCAACGGCAAGTTTGAGGACAACTTTACTCCAGAGCAGGATGCCGAGCTACGCAAGCTGATCGCGGAGCTGAAAGAACGGTTCCCGACGATCAAGAAGGTATCCGGCCACAACGAATACGCCAACAAAGCGTGCCCCGGGTTTAACGTAAAGCACTGGCTAGAGCAGGCCCCAGAGCGGGAGTCGCTGGCGGAATCGCGCACGATTCAGATGTCGCAGGTAGCAAAAGCTGCTGCCACCGCCGGGCCCGTTGTAGGATACTTCGCGGATATGCCGTGGCAAAACCTGCTAATCTTGTCTGCTTTAACCCTCGTTGTCCTTATGGCAACAGGAGTAATCGACGTTGAGCGCGTCCGGAAATGGCGGCGTGGTGTTCGGTAAGCTACGCATATGGGCTGTGGCCGCAGCAGTGGCCCTAGCTGTAGTAGCAGCCGCCTATTTTCGCGGACGTAGTGAGGCAAACTCTGATGCGCAGGTAAAGGGCTACCAGAACACGATAGACAAGATGCGAACTGCTAGGGAGGTTGACCGTGAAATCGAGATTCTGGACGATACCGGCCTCGCTGATCGTGCTTCTAAGTGGCTGCGCGACGCTGGTAAATGACACGCACTGCGACCTAACAGAACTGCATTTATTTGCTGACGCGCATGTTGTAGAGTGGTTGCTAAGAAATGACCGCGAGCTGCTGCAAAGCATCGTTGCGGCTAACGAGAAGTATGACCGCCTATGCCCCTGAAGAAGCTCGTATTCAAGCCCGGCATCAACCGCGAACGCACGGACTACACCAACGAGGGTGGGTGGTTCGACTGTGACAAGGTGCGTTTTCGGCAGGGGTTTCCGGAAAAGATCGGCGGCTGGCGGCGTATTTCTACGGCGACGTTCCAAGGTGTGTGCCGGTCACTTCTGAAGTGGGTAACGCTAAACGGGGTGAGCCATATAGGCGTCGGCACGAACTTAAAGTTCTATATCGAGGGTGGCGGTGTCTACAACGACGTGACCCCAATCCGCGCTACGACCAGCCTGACTAACCCCATAAATACCACCAGCGGGTCGGCGGCGATCGAGATTCTAGACGCAGCTGGCGGCTTCGTTACTGGCGACTTCGTCACTCTTTCTGGTGCTTCGGACGTAGGCGGCATCCCTGCGGCGGCGATCAACAAAGAACACCAGCTCACGGTCACAGGCACGAACACATACTCGGTTGATGTGGGTGTGGCAGCTACGTCTACCGTTACCGGGGGCGGCGGGTCAATCACCGCTGCGTACCAGATAAACGTCGGGGCTGAGTTTTCTATACCACTCGTCGGGTGGAGCGCAGGTAGTTGGGGTCAGGGGGCGTGGGGTGTAGGTGTATCGACGGCAAACCCAATCCGGTTGTGGAGTCAAGCTAACTTCGGCGAGGACCTTATCTTCGGTCCGCGGGGTGGCGGCATCTATTATTGGGATGCTTCAAACGGGGTGGGTACGCGCGCAGTAGTCTTAACATCCCTCCCCGGTGCGTCAAACGTCCCGACAATTCATAACTTTACCCTCGTGTCCGACATTAGCCGGTTTGTATTCGCTTTCGGGTGCAACGATCTGGGCAGCTCGACGCAAGACCCCCTGCTGATTCGGTGGTCAGACCAAGAAAACGCAGCGGAGTGGACTCCCTCGGCAACAAACCAAGCTGGAGGACTACCCCTGTCTCGGGGAACTGCGATCATAACGGCCATCCAGTCACGTCAGGAAATTCTCGTTTGGACAGACTCCTCACTATATTCCCTGCAGTATATCGGCGGGGAAGAGGGTTGGGGCGCGCAGCTCGTCGGGGACAACATTTCAATCGCATCCCAGAACGCAGTGGCGTACGCTAATGGCGTAGCTTACTGGATGGGGCGTGATAAGTTCTATATGTACGATGGTCGGACGCTCCCGCTCCCGTGCGATGTCCGGCGGTTTATATTCACCGACTTTAATGACAAGCAGTATGCACAAGTATTTGGGGGCACAAACGAGGCGTACCACGAAATTTGGTGGTTCTACTGCTCTGCAAATCAGCTAGAGATCGACCGCTACGTCATCTACAACTACCTCGAAAACACGTGGTACTACGGCACCATGGGTCGCACGGCATGGTTGGATACTGGCCTGCAAGAGAACCCGATCGCTGCTACTTACCAGCGCAACCTTGTGAACCACGAGGTCGGGGTCGACGAGGATATCGACGGTGTGAACCAGCCGATTGAGGCGTACATCACGTCTACTCAATTCGATATTGAGGACGGCGATAGGTTTTCGTTTATCTGGCGCGTCCTACCGGATATTACGTTCCGTGGGTCTACTTCAGCTAATCCCGCCGCGCAGCTCACCATAATCCCTATGAACAACTCAGGCTCGGGCTATAACAACCCGCAGTCTGTTGGGGGTAGCAGCACTGGCACTATCGCGCGTACCGCGGTCCTTCCAGTGCAAGCGTTTACACAGCAGCTCGACATTCGTGTCCGTGGTCGGCAGCTCGTCCTCAAGCTGGAGTCCAACGAGCTTGGCGTGCAGTGGCAGCTCGGCTCTCCGCGCATTGACCTGCGCCCTGACGGGAGGCGCTAATGTCGAACCGCATCGAACGCCCACAACCTCCCGCGCTTCCTCAGCCGCCTGCTGGGTACGACCGCCGCTATACCGACCAGCTCAACAACGTGTTGCGGCTGTTCTTTCGACGACTCACCGCCACAGTGAACGAGTTGCTTAGCACTGAAGACGGCGGGCGGTACCTGTACATGCCTCGTGGCTTGTTCTACAGCACTGCCGACCAGACTGCCGCGGCTACAAACACTGGATACCCCGTTGAGTTAGAAACTACCTACCTTGGGAACGGGGTTACTATCGGCGGCACCAACGACACGCGCGTCACCGTATCTGCGGATGGTGTGTATAACTTCCAGTTTTCTCTGCAGTTAGAGCATACGGGCGGGAGTGCGTGTGCGTTGTGGGTGTGGATTAACAAGAACGGCACTGATGTGCCGTACGGGGCCCACCGCTATACGATCAAGGGAAATGATTACTTTGCGGTTAATTGGAACTTCTCTATAGACTTAACCGCAGGGCAGTACGTCGAGATGTACTGGGCCACGGACGACACAGGACTTACAATCCACTCTGAGGCTCCGACAGCCCCACATCCGGGTGTTCCCGCTGCGGTTATGGCGGTTAGCTTCGTCAGTAATTTATAGGAGTTCGTTTGATGGCGACCGTTATAGACAGCAAAAAGCAGTTTTTGTCTGCTCCCGAGATCATTATGCGCTTTGCGCAGGAGCTAAACGAATCCGGGTACCCGTTGCAGAATGTGCTCGCAGCCATTGCGGAAGAACTTAACCTACCAAACACCGATCAAGTGCAGATCGGCAACACCGTGTTCATTGGGCATACCGGTAAGGGTAAGCACAAGAACGTCATGGAGGGTCGCGCTCTCAACGTAGATACCGCGAATAATTTTCTGCGGGCCGGGCTCAAGTACCTAGCCTATCTGCAAAACAAGGGCATCCGGTACTACCGTACCGACTTTAAGCCTGACCAGTACGTATCGGTGTTTAAGTTCT